ATTTGTTGGATACGACTTGGACGTCCTTGGAACGGATCACGCGCATACCCATGTAATAGGGCACGGTCATGGACGCCGTGTAGGCGGCGGCGACGGAGCCGCCGAAGGCGTTGAGGCCGGTGAGGGAACCGGCGCCGTTGGTGCCGGCAGTGACGCGGGCGTCAGTGGCATTGACGAAGTCAATGGCTTTGCGCTCCTTGAGGTCGGCATACACCAGCGGGTGCATGACGATGGCGCCGAGCTTTTCGGCGTCCTCCAGGAGGATGGCTTCGGCGGCGGCGATCTGGCGGGGGCCGAGGGTGGTCTCGCCGGAGCCCGAGGCGTCAACCGACAGCGCCGCGAAGGCGGCGGTGGAGTTGGAGGTGCCCAGGTTGCCAAAGACGCCGCTCAGAGTGGCGATCAGGTCCTTCTGCTGCTGGTTGGCGATGTAATCCGCCACCTTGGCACCAATGGCACCCATAGGATCCGAACCTGCCGCAAGACGGGCGAGGTCGCGGCTTTCCCAGGCGCGGCCACGGTGGAGCACCACGCCGACCTGCTTGTCGGCGGTGATCTTGCCCGGAGTCAGGGAGGTGGAGTCGGTGAGGCGCTCGGCGTCTCCGCTCAGGTCGGCTTTCCAGTTCGGGATGGTGACCTTGTCACCGCCTTCGGTGACGTTCAGAGCGTCCAGGGGCGCCACGACGCCCGAGGTGAGAAAGCTGTTGCGAACCGTTGTCGCTTCGATGAGATACGGCGTAAAAATCTCGGGGATGATTACGTCGTTACGTACGGTGGCCATGGCGGGGGAACCGGGTCAGGTGGGTAAGGCGTACCGCTCAGCCTCGGCTGGCTTCGGCTTTTAGACGGTCGTGCGCTGCACGGTCCTCTCGATACAGGCGGGCGATCTCGGTGAGGTTCGGCGGACTAGCCAAGAACGGGTTGGAGCCGCTTGGCACTGAGGGCGTTAGCGCCGGTGATGCCGGTGCGCCCATGCCGCGGGAGCCGGTGGGGGCGAAGTGGTGATCCCAGCCGGACTCCGGCGACCGGAGCCGTGCGAGGTAGTCGCTTAGGGGGATCTCTATGCCGCCCTGGATGACGGCAGGCTTGCCGTCGGCCTCGCGGAGATCTGGTGCGATGAGGGAGAGGAGTTGGTCGGGACGAAGCGCCTGAGCCGCGGTTATCTGCTGGATAGCGCGGGTACGCAAAGACTCGGCATTGCGTGCCTGCTTTTCCTGCGCCAGCTCGGACCGTAGGTCCGATAGCTGGCGCTCCAGCTCGATGTTGGTGGCTTTGGCGTCCTCCCACAGCTGCTTGTATTCGCCAGAGCTGGCGAGCTGCTGCGTTTTACCGTCCTTGAGTTGGGCCTGCGTCGCTCTAAGCGACTCCTCCAGCTCCTGAAGTTTGCGATTGAGTTCGGCGTTTTTCTCGCCGGCTCGGCGCTTGTCCTCGGTTACGAGGTCGAGCTTCGCTCGCAAGCGAGCGAGTTCTTCGGGGCTAGGGGTGCTCTGAGCATCGGGCGAGGGCGTCGCGGACGCACTCAGGTCCTCCGCAGGAGGACCCCCGTTGACTGATTCAGCCACGCGGGTAAGTGAGGGTACACAGCTAGTTTGCCGCCCGCCGCTGCGCGGCGGACTGGTGGGCTATGTGTGCACTAATGGCGCTACAGGGGGAAGGTAGGGATGGCGATGCAGCGACAGTTGTGGCTCAAAGCAGTAGCTACACTGTAGATGCCACTTAGAGTCGTGAAGTCGTAGACATGGACACCAGCAGGTGCAGGCTTGATCTCGACGTTGACAAGCTCCTGAAGCTCTACGAGAGCGGGTACAGCGTCAAGCGCTTGGCTGAGGAGTTCGGGTGCGCCCGAAACGTAATCACAAACAGGCTCAGCAAACTGGGGATCTGCCCACGCGGTCGTAGCGAGGCTATGTTCCTCCGCCAAGCTCAGATGACCCCAGAGCAGCGCCTGGCTCTGGTTGAAAAGGCTCACGCTGCCGCAAGAGGCCGCGTTCATACTGAGGAAGAGCTTGTCCGTCGTGCTGAGCGTCGCTTCCTCGCTCAGAGCCATAGCTCCAAGTACCAGCTGGCTATGCGGCAGGTTCTGGAGGGTCGAGGCTTTAGCGCGGTGCTGGAGCTGCCCGAAGGCAAATACAACATCGACCTCGCCATCTGCGAACTGTCCGTCGCCGTGGAACTGCACGGGGGCGGCTGGCACCGATATGGGCGGCACTGGGCTCGCCGCAAGGAGCGAATTGAAAAGCTGCTCAGCGGTGGGTGGAAGCTGATCGAGGTCTGGGGAGTCGGCGGTCCCGGATGGGACCCCGAACGTGTCGCAGATCAGGTGATCGCCATTGCGAAGGGAAGCGGCCCGGACCCATCCCCTGGGTGTAAGCATTGGATGCTTGCCTGTGACGGTCAGCCGTCTCGCGTTCTTCGTAGTCAGGGTTACGAGGTCCCCCCGATAACTCATGCGGAACGCCGCGAGGACAGTTCCGGTCGTTACCTGCGAGTCGCCTAGGACGCACCGAGGGTGCAGTGGCGGCGGCCCATAGGGGAAGTCTTGGATCTCGGGGGCGAAGGTGTTGTGGAGGGGGCGGCAGATTGGGCAGGTGCGGGGGTCGAGGATGGCGTTCCAACGCCAACCGGTGGGGGCGAGGTCGTTGATGCGAGCCTCCTGCGCCGCCCGTTGCACTGTGTTGGTGTTGAGGCTCCAAAGCACTGCGGCGCCAGTGGCTTGGAGGCGCTCGTACATGGCATTGGCAGCCGTCCCTTTCGGGACGGCAGAGGAGCGTAGGAGGCGCTGGGGTAGGACGGCGTCGAGTAGCTGGGGCGTGGGTAGCTCGCGCATGAACGCCGATTGGACGGTGGTGTTGAGGAGGCGCTCCAGTTGCAGCGTTAGAGGTGAGATGCCTGTGGCGCCGGGGGCGAGGAGGACGGCGGTGGGGCGTGAGAGCACTGTGGTGGTGCGGAGTAGCTCCTCTAGTGCCGAGGGGCTTAGGACGCCTTTGGGGAGGCGCAGAAGCGCCTCTGCGAGGGGGAGGAGGCGGGGCTCCAGTGCCAGCAAGCTGGTGCGGATGGAGGTGTAGTAGGGGTTGATGAGGAGGCGTTGGAGTAGTTCGAGGATGCGGGTGCGGAGTTGGGCGTAGAGGAAGGCTCGGACGGTGGGGGAGGTGCTGGTGCCGAGGTCGGCTAAGAGCGCTCGGAGCTGGCGGGATAGCTCCAGGACTTGGGGGCGGAGCTTTTGCGCTAGGCCGTCTTCGGCGCGGGTGATGGCCTTGGCGATGGCGACTAGGTACTCGTCGGGCGTCATGAGGCGTTACGGCCTGGCCGCATGGGAGTGGGGAGTGTCTGACTGGTGAGGGACTCGCCCTGCCCCGCGTTTTGGAAGGCCATGTCAGGGCCTTCGGCGCCAGTGAGGCGGTCCATGGCGAGCTGCTCCTCCAGTAGCTCTTGCACCGCGCTGATTTCGTCGTCAAGGTCGAGGGTGGCGGGAAGCACCTCGCCGTCCTGAAGCACCTTGAGCAGGGTGCGCTGGGAGATGGCGCGTTGCATGTAGAGCTGGAGGTACGCGGTCACCTGGTTGCCATCCAAGAGCCGGTTCTCGTAATCCCTTGGGATTACGACCGTGGGGGGCTCGATGCCGACATAGCTGGAGGCCAGCTCAAAGAGTTGGCTGATCGCGCGTTCGAGGTCGCCGCTGATGACGGCCATGATTGAGTCGCTGTCTACGCGGTCCAACCGGCGGGCCTCCGCTGCGGCGTTGGTGATGTTGGACTGCGTCAGCGTGTTGATGCCGAGGCGGCTGATTTGGTCCTCTAGGGCTTCGAGGCACTTGAGCTGGGCGTCGAAAGCCTCGGACGTGGGCTGCACATACTCCGCGCCACCATCCGGCGGGAGTAGCAAGGCCGTGTTGACGCTGATGCCCAGAGGCGTATCCGAATCAGGGTCAAAGCCTCTGAGTACGAGCATCGGGTTGGCGCCGACGTGGATGGCGTGGTGGTAGTCGCAGAAGCGCTGGGCGTAGGCGA